CAAAACTTTGATTCAGATATTGACGATTATTTTATTAATCTTTCAAATATTAAATCAAATAGAAGGCTACCGTACTCGCAATACGGTAGTAATCTTTAAAATACTTAAACTACATTAAAAGATGAACCCGTCTAACGGATTACGCTATTATTATAAAACCCTAATAATGACCCGTGCGGGACTACGCTATTATTATATTCATGAAAAATAAAAAGTCAACTCACTGTATCTACAGTTAAAGAAGTCCGCCCACCATATGCATTACCACCTATGTTATCCGCTGAATTCCCAGTGTAGTAATATAAATAAATGACGTCGTTCTCTGATACATTCGCTAATTGCGGTGATATTGTAATGCTTTCTGAATCCCCGATTTGGAGATTATCCCAACCCCAAGCCAGTGTATTGGCAGCAGAATAGCTATTTTTCACAATTCTTACATGCCTATTCCCAGCAGTGGTTACCGCTTCAAGTGCCATTTGCCCAGAAACTAAAATTTGATTAATGCCAGAGCCTATCTTTATTCCCCCATCTTGTGTTGTTGTTAGTCTCCCATCATCTGTTGAGGTTTCAAGATCCAATGGAATTATTGTATAAGTATTAACCGATAAATTTGTTATAGCTGCACTTAAACTTCGTGTCATTACACTTCTTGTAATATTAACTCCATTTACCTCAACGCTTTTTTCATCTTGAGGGAAGCAATTGAACCCAGTTGAGCTTAGTAATCTATCAAAATAGATTATTGGCATGCCTCGGCTGAGCGTTAAGTTATAAGTAGTAGAGCCGAATTTATCTGTTACTAATACCTGGACATCCCACTCATAGTTATTATCTAAAGTTAAAACTGACGTAACATCGTCTTGTAAAGTGACATAGCTACCATAACTTGAATCAGTTACTTTTTTGTATCTACACTTAATTGTAATCGTATTTTTGTTGTCAAGGCTAGAATATTCAGCATTAACAGTGATATCACTTTCTGAGTAGAAATTATGCTGCCTTTGTAAAGTTATAATTGCAGTTGGGAGAATCCAATCGAGCATTGTTACATTGAGGTTTTTAGAAGCTGTCAATCCTCGACTATCAGTGACTGTAAATGTAGCTGTAACGTCTGTTGCACTGTCAATAACAACATTGCTGACCGTTGCTGTAGATCCGCTTAAAGTCATTGTGTAGTTATTTGCATTTACTGTCACTTTACAACTTGAAATTGTTGCTGATTTATTACCAGTCAATGAGGATGCTGTTAAAAGTACTGTGCTTTGATTTCTAATGATTAATTGATTATTCCCTGTTATTGCTGTACAAGTTGTGTTTGTATCGGCATAAGAAAGCGTCCCTATGCTTGGCAAACAGTCATTTTGATTGATTGTATAAGTTCCGCCAGTTTTAGTATTTACCTGGCTTCCATAGGTTACTTTAACCTTGTAAGTACCGCTCCTGGCATTAGGAATACTTGCATAGAATCTATTTACGACAACTGAGCCATTATAACCGCTTATAGAGGTTTTAGTGGTGGTATCATTGCTTATTTGGCTGTTATCCGCTCCCAGGATATTTACTGTAATGTTCCGACCTAAAGGATTATAAAATCCTAAAGTTAATTTGCTGCCAATAGTCAGATTTGGCATGCTATTACAATATGGATATGCATAAGTCGAAACGCTCAAAGCGGAGCTATCAGTTGTTAATTGTGAATCCTTACGTCTTACCCTGGTTTTAACGTTATAAGTTGTATTTGCTGTCAAACCATTTACAGTATAGGAGCCCGACGTACCATCGGAAACGTTTATTCCTGTCCAGCTTGAACCGTTATTAGTCGAATACCAGATATAATCAATCGTGCTATCACTCGACCAGTTCATAATGATTGAAGTTTCAGTCTTATCATTCAAGGATTGGTTGACGGTTGCATAACGAGGGATTTTATCAAGGGTGACGGTGGCTGTTCCGTTACCATACATAACATTTCCGCCAACTGTGGCGCTTATGGTTGTAGACTTAGAGCCATCGGCATTATGAGGCACTGTATATGATTTTGTGAGAAGTGTTAAGCTTGCTCCAGGCTTTAATGTAAAACTTGTTGAGCTTACACTTTGAGTTGTGCCATTTACTGTTGCACTGGCTGTATAAGTACCATAAGTATTAGCAGTTGAGCTTGATGATTTTGAAGCAATAATATTTACTGTAACTGTAGATGTATTTGCTGTTGAGCCATTGCTTGTAGAACTCCATTTACAAGTGAAAGTAATATAAGAACTGGTTGATCCAGTTCTTGTTAGATTAAAACTACCTGATGCCATTTAATTTCACCTCAAATAACGTATTGATTTTTTACCAGTTTTTTAGCAAAAAAAATTGTTCCCCCCTCCTACCCCCCTCCACAATCCAGATAGAAAGTAAAGAAACTAGACTATACTGTACTGTACTATACTATACTATACTGTGTCGACATTTCCAGTAAATTCCAGCTTCATTTGCGGGGTGCGATTTTGTGCATTCCTACAAAAATTAAGCTGACTATGAAATTGCAGTTTATTTATTTTTGGTTGTGCATTATAATTCAATAAAATATAGCTAAAGGAGTGTACATGGCTCAAAGACGTATGATTTCAAAACACATCTATGATTCTGATAAATTTTTAGATTTACCACATTCTACTCAGAATTTATATACACATTTAATAATAAGAGCTGATGATGACGGATTTGTTGGGAATGTTAAAAGAATATTGTTAATGATCCAATGTTCAGAAATAGATTTGAAACTTTTAATCAGTTCTGGATATGTGATCCCATTTGAAACAGGTGTTTGTGTTAGAGCAGACTGGCAGCAATTCAATAAAGTTCAAAAATCCAGACATGTCCCAACAATGTATTTAGACGAACGAGCTTGTTTGCGAATGGATGCGAATAAAAGATATATAGTGCCTGTAAACAAACATTAACTAGAAGCTACAGACACCAAACCTATCCCGTCCGATGTAATATTCCCACTACCATCATCCAAAGTAATCGGAATGAATCTTAGTTTGTTACAAAGTGTTTTCTTCTTCGACAACCGACTTTTTCATGTGAAATTCATCTTTATCAACCCAATAAAGCTTATTTCCCAATCGGTCATACCCTGCAAATCCGACTTGATTATTTATAACAATGTATGAATGGTCTACACCATACATTTTTAATCCGCTTTTATTAAGTTCTGCAATTAAATTATTAGCTTCATCATAAACTTCTAATTGCCCATATTCATTCAAATTTGAGCCTAATTTTAATGTTCCACCTTTTATTAAATTTGCAGTGAGATTTATAACATTGATTGCTTGCATGTTTAATGTTCCGTCAATAGTCCATGCAGAATTAAATGTTCCGTTTATACCATTTTGAGAGAATGCAATTCCGCCATTGTTTATCATGATTACATTTCTAGCTTCTTCTTTCGGCAGCGTATCGACTACCAATATTTTGTCACCGTCATAGATTACATAAGAATCACCAAGCGATTCCCAAATCTTATCGGTTGCTGCTTGCAATTCAGCACTTAATATTACTTGAATTGTAGCGTTATTTTCTTCGAGTTGTTGTTGCGTTGAGCTTGTTATGCCACTTACTAAGTTTGATAGTTTCTGTTGGAAGTTACCGAATTCTGGCTCTGTATATTGTTTTAAAATGCAATCGTAATCATAAGCAATTAAATGTGTAATCAGATTTATCCCTAATCTTTCATCGATTACCGCTATTGTGTCCCCAACATCGCTGATTTTCTCAAGATTAGCTTTTAAAGTGTAATTGACTTTAGGAACACAATTTCCCTCAAGATAATTCTGAGCTTGTATTCTCAAATCTTCAATTAATGCTTCGTTATATGCATCTTCTGTTTCATAATCTTCCTCCTCTATATCCTGAGAGAATGAAACAGTTTTAGTGTAAGGAAGAGCGTACTGTGTGTCGCTATATAAATATTGTTCTGGTAGTAACAATCCATCTTTACCAACTGGCATTAATTTAGTGACAACATCATCCCAATTTTCCTCTCAAGTTATTTCTTTTAAATTCTTTGCGTATCTGACTGTAACTCCGTTATCTTGCCCAATGCTGTTTAGGATTTGAATGTTGAAATTGTCTCTGACTAAATGCCCTCCCCAACGCTCTAAAACCGTCGAAATCGCCTCATAGAGTGATTTTCTTACACATCTAAATGACTTTATTGTCTGGACATCAGAAAGCGTTGTGAAGGGACTTAAGTTGTCTGTTGCCATATTCAAATGATCCAATGCATCGTTACAATTTTTCTCCACAACGTAACTATCAGCAATTAAATAATTTTCGCTATCATAGAAAACATGATAGCACCTTGTTTTTATTTTAAATCTTGTCTTTTCCACGTTCCCAACCCGAAATGCTTGATCGCCCTGGGAAGTGTCGGCAACTACAATGTTGCCTTCAACCAAATTATCTACATAATCTAAATTTGTTTCGAGATCTAAATAAAAAGAACCATTGTCCTCTTTATGGACTTTGGCTCTTAATGGATTTATAACTAAATCACCATTTGACGAAAAACTTGTATCAGTTATTCCAAATAATCTTATCATCTTGTTAGCATCCCATCTTGAATTAAATTTTAATTTTCAATAGAATCTGACAAGCAAGAATTAGTCCGTAAATGGCGGTTAGTCACTCCAATCTGAAGGAGTGATGCTTATGAATATAGATTTACTATTAATATTATTTATTTTTATAGTTTTCTATAAAAGCATAAAAAAATAACCGCTACTTGTGAAGAAGTAAGCGATTATATATAAAAATTACTAAATCACAAAAGGACTAACCGCCAAAAGCGGGATTCTTGCTATTATTATATTCAGCAAAAATAAAAAGTCAAATCGGAAATGTTATTTATCATTTCCGACTATTTCTTGATATTGTTCCTCAGAATCTGACAAGCAAGAATTGTCCGAAAAGGGCGGTTGGTCACTCCTCAAAAGTGAGGTGATGACTTGTGAATGAAGATTTACTTTTATTATTTTTAATATTAATAGTAATATTTTTAATCATAAAAAAATAACCGCATCTGTTCGAAAGATTGCGGTTATAAACTAGCAATTTCGATAGGACCAACCGCTCAATGCGGGATTCTTGCTATTATTATATAAATCAAAAATAAAAAATCAAATCAGCGAGGGCTATTTTTCTTAATTAGGGGTTAAGAGATGGATTCTATGAGCTTTTGCCCTCGCCTTATCGGGAATGTTATTTAGCATCCCCGACTATTTCTTTATATTGTTCCTCAGTGATTATGCCTTTTTCTTTAGCAATCTCCACTTGTTTCTCATTCCAAAGCCCACGATCAAAGTTCTTTTTAATTAATTCGAAATTCATATATATTCCTCCAAATTATTGAAATAAATTTTAATTTTTAATATTATCCCGAAAGCGTAACTTGGAAGTACGGGTTTATTACTTCCATCTAGCTTTTTAGCTAGGGAATGAGGTGATAATATGCTAGATTTGTTACTTAAAATCTTGGAAATTATAAATTTAATATTCCAAATAAAAAAGAACAAAAATAGCAACCGTGCTGAGAACACGGTTGTTTATATAATTATTATTGAATAAAGTATAAACACGTAAACGAGTTACGCTGTTATTATATTTATAGAAAATAAAAAATCAACTACATATTTAAAACATTTTGAAATTCCAAAGCTGCAGCTATTCTTTCTTCTGCTGAGACTTCTGGCTCAGGGGCGGGTGCGTTTCTAATATCCTCAATCTGTTTAATCGCTTCTTCATCACTTACTGAAACGTCAATCCCCATTTGGGACTTATTAGCTGCTAAGTTTTGAATAGCAAACATTACTTGCCCTGCCTCGTCTGTCTCTATGATATGAGTAAAAGCTTCAACTGCGGGATAGTCTTTTTTGACCCTTTCAGGCGTTGCTAATTCTCCATTAGGGAACATATAAGTTTTTGAACCATCGTATTTTTCAATTTTAATCATTTTAAATCTCCTTATTAATTTATTGTGGCATCTTTAATTTTTATATAACCCGTTATAGGGGCTGTGGTTGTTATCATTTGCATTGAATCAGAAGTGGCTTCATCTGACATACTGCCAAGCTTATATTTAGTGCCTGGATAGACTTGTACTTGATTATTGATGTAGTATGCATCAACTGCCGCTGAATAACTACTACCATATCCACCACCAAATAAAGCATAATCGCCTACTGTTGTGGCTGCTAAACTATTTCTACCAACACCTAATGCTGTTGGTGTCGAACGTGTTAAGTTTGAGTCATATGCGTCTACTGTTGGTAGGTGGTCACTATTACCATATCCGCCACCAAATAAAGCGTAATTGCCTAATGTAGTTGCTGACAGGAATGTCCTTCTGACACTTAATGCTGTTGGTGTCGAACGTGTTAAGTTTGAGTCATATGCATCAACCGTAGAGAAGTTAGTAGAACTATCATACCCACCACCAAATAAAGCATAGTCACCGACTGTTGTGGCTGCTAATCCATATCTACTCATGCTTAATCGTGTTGGTGTAGTCCTTGTTAAATTAACATCATAAGCGTCAACAATGTCAATCGAAAGATCAGTACTCATATATCTGTCCTCCTGCAAAAAGTGCATAATTACCAACAGTTGCAGCTGCTAAATTTTCCCTTTCGAAACTTAATGATGTTGGTGTTGATCTTATTAAATTTGTATTGTATGCATCGACAGTCGAATAATAAACAGAAGAATAATTATATCCACCACCAAATATAGCATAACCACCTACTGTTGTGGCTGCAAGATTTGCCCTTGCAACACTTAAAGATGTTGGTGTCGAACGTGTTAAGCTTGTGTTGTATGCATCTACTGTTGATGAAATGCTTTCATTAACCCCCCCACCAAATAAAGCATAATTCTCCACTGTTGTGGCTGCTAAATAATGCCTATATGCACTTAATGATGTTGGTGTTGACCATGTTAAATTTGTATCATATGCATCAACTGCCGATGCATAACCACTAGCACCCCCACCACCAAATAAAGCATAATCGCCTACTGTTGTGGCTGCAAGATTTGCCCTTGCAACACTTAAGTCAGCGGTTCTCATTCCCACTAAAGCATAAACATTATTAAACATAACGGTAGCATAGCCACTACCACCGCCACCTTTTCTTGAGATTATTGCCTGTGCCATTATCTCACCACCTTTAATTGAATTGGAATGTCAATTTCGGGCAGTCCCTCAAAGCAAGTAGCGGTTATAGATCCGTCTGCTGTTTCAATCTTAGAAACCGACATCCATGCTTCGATTTGAGAAATGGCAGTTGATGTTGATTGGTCTAAAACTACATCAACAATAGGAGTATCAGTTGCTAATATCCCTGTAATTGAAACTGTTTGAGTATAAGGTGCTGCAGATCCGCTCCAACCACTTGATAATAAAGTTGCAGTATATAAAGTCGTAGTTGCTTTAGTACTTAATAATGCGTCATCCTCGGTTTTAGTATAGTAATTTACTAAATCATCCGAGGTATTAGTAATAAAAATGCCGTCATTCGTGAAATCTGACAGCTTTGTTGGTTTATTTTCTAATTCATTATAATCAGTTGTTCCTGGAGCACCTTTAAGCATTAATACTTGAACATTCGGATTTTTAACAAATTTATCGCTCATTATTTTCTCACCCCTTTAAAAAGTCATATCTTTTTCTATCTTTAAAACCCCTTTGCGGATCGTGAATACATCTTGATTAATTCCAATTTGGAAATCATAGAAGTAGTTCCCAGGCTCAATGGTTTTAGTGTCTATTGGAGCAACTCTAATTCTATATGTCACAGATTTTTCATCTGATTCTACTATTTCGATTCCGTTATTTAATGATTTCTGAAATATATATACATAATCATCATAATTTTTTTTGCACGAAAAATAGGCAGTATCTAGTTCCTGAACATCTTCGTCAAACTCAACTTTTAATGCAAATGCTAAAGTATCGCCACGAACCATTTTCACGTTTGTATTAGCCATGAAATCCCTCCTTTATATCCACCTGGAGTAGTTTTCAACCTCAAATTCTTCTACATCTCCCGTCCAACTAATTTCGTTTTTACCTACATTTAAAACAAAGTTTTCATAGTCTCCAGTGACTAATCTATTTTTAAGTGTTCCGTCCTTATATGCTTCAAGCTTCCCCGAATCAATAGTTATATATTCTTCATCACCCAATTGGATCACGAATATTTGGACATCATTAAGGCTTAAATTGATTGTTCCGCTCCCATAGATAGTCATAATCGGTTTTGATAGATAATTTCCGTTGTTTCTAATCGTGAAGCTGCCCTCTCCATCGTCTCTTAAGCTAAGATTCAGAGTAAAATTCATTGCTGTATTTGCAGCAATGTAAAAATATAAATAGTTATAAGTTTTAATTTCGTTTAATGTAGTTGAAATTGTGAGCGTTGTATTGTTTTGTAATGTTACATATTTACCGCCAAACGAATTAGCATTTGACGGGCTATCATATACAAGCCTTAATGAGCAAGCACTAACCGACGTTCCGCTCCCCAAGGCACTCAAAGTATAACTGCCTGGATTTAACACAACCGTGTTAATTGGCAAATAAAATTCTGTAGCTGCTGTACCCGTTCCGCTTATATTAATGCTGCCATTACTTGCTGTGAGCGTTATTCCATTTATCGTTCTTGTATAATCATTAAAACTTAATAATTTATTATTAACAGTATAAGTTTTCATTGTTTCTATACTGGAATATTTAAAAGGCTGTACGTGCATTGTTACAGTAGCAGTCCTAAATCTTATTAATCTCTCAAAATCTATTTGATTTAATATCTGATAGTTATAATATTTATCAGGTTCGTTGGAAAAAGTAACAGTTCCTTCGCTATTAAAGAATGCAATTATGTCATCTATATCGAAATCATAAGATAATCCAATATCAAATGATTTATCATAAGCTGAAAACCCAAGTTTAGTAACAATATCACCGTCACGACCATCTATTTCTTCAATTTGAGTTCGGATCTGAGGTTTTACCACAGGTGGTAGAGACTGAATTATTAATCCTTGAAGTTCGCTGCTGCTTTTCCCGTTTAAAATGATTTCATTTAGCACTTTACCACCTCCTAGCTATAAATTGCTCTTGCTACTGTTTTTTCAACAAATTTACCCATCGTCTCATCGTCCATTTCAATGGTCATTTCACTTAGAGCCTGTTTAAATGAATCAACGAGCATATTATATTCATATTGAGCATTTCTATTTGATAAGTTTTCGTTTAATGTTCTATTTAAGTTAATCCCAGCCAATAATGAATTTTGCAATTGAGCAGCTACTAATTTAATCCACTTGGTATTCTTTTCAAGAGGGACAATCGCTTCTGCTCCGTCCTCACCAGCGATTACTGTACGTGGGCCATCGTCTAAAACACCACCACGAGCAAGCCTTGGGAATTTAACATCGCCAAGTTCACCTATACTTACACCTGGTATAAGATTAATTAATCTGATTGCTCCATTGATTAATCCAATAGCTTTGTTAATTGTTTTTTCTATCATAGAAATAACACCATTGATTCCGCTTTTTACTGCTCCACCGATTGCATCACCAATTTTTGTTCCAAGATCACTAAATTTCTTTTTGATAGTGTCCCATAAATCACCAAAGAATTTTCCCCATCCTGAGAAAACATTTTTGACTGCATCCCAGGCATCTGTAAATTTATCTTTGAAATAATCTTTGACTTTGCTAAACACTTCTTTGACTTTGCCCCAAATATCTTGGAAAAAGCCAGCCCATTTATTAAGTATTTCTTTGATTGCATCCCAAGCATCTGTAAATTTGTCTTTGAAATAGTCTTTAACTTTACTGAATACTTCTTTGACTTTATTCCAAATATCTTGGAAGAAAGCTTGCCATTTATTAAGTATTTCTTTGATTTTATTCCAAGCGTCAGTAAACCATTTTTTGAATTGTTCAGGTACTTTATTCCAAATTTCTTTAATTTTATCCCACAATTCAGAAAAGAGTTTAGATAATGGTTCGCTTAAACCACCTAAAAATGCATTTACAATCGTAGGCAACTCTTTTATCAATTCCCCTACTATTACAGGAATGGCTTGCACAAGTGCCATAAATAACTGTATTGCGCCATTTAACAATATTGGTATATTTTGTATCAATACAGTTACAATACTTGTTACAATAGTTGGTATCATTGGAACTAAAGCTTTGATAATTTCAAGTATTGCGTCGACGATAGCCATCAATAACTGAATAGCACCATCCATAAGTGCGTTTATTTGGCTAACCAAACCATTTACCATACTTTGAACGATTGTTGGTAAATTTTGCACTATAATGGGTATGATTTGTGGTATTGCTTCTACAATTCCCATAAGCAGTTGTACAGCACCGTTTATTAATGCAGGTATACCAACAATTAAACCATTAATAATACTATCTATAAGCTGTGGTAAAGCTGTCATAATAGCTTGTACTGCAGCGGGTATAGCTTGAGCTATTCCACTTAGTAGCGTAACAGCACCGTTTATCAAATCGGGCAGAGAATTTACCAGTCCTTGAACAATTTGCGGGACTATTTCAACGATTGTAGTTACCAGATTAGGTAACATCTCGCCAACCCCAGACATAATTCCACCAATCATTCTAAGGCCAGCTTCAATTAACATTGGCAAAGCAGCTATTATTGCTTGAACAAAAGCCATTACTAATTTTGTGGCTTCTGCAGTCATTGGGGCAATACTATCACTAATTTGAGAAAACAATGTTTGCAAAGCTTCAGGGAACTTTTCTGTAAGGATTTTGGCCATAGTAGACATAACATTGGTCACACGAGGTAATAGATTTGTCATTACTGTACCAATACTGTCAATTAAATTAGTCATTAATTGTTCAAGATTCGCATTTTCGTTAGCCAAACCAGCGACCAGATTACTCCACGCTGAACCCATCGATGCTACAGAACCTTGTATTGTTTCACTGGCTTCCTGTGCAGTCGTTCCTGTAATACCCATTTCAGTTTGTATTATATGGATTGCTTCGGTAACATCAGCAAAACTTTCAATAGACAACTCAGCCATTTCGCCATTAGCTTGTTTGACTTTATTGGCATCAGCTATAAGGCGTTCCATTTCACTTTTTGTACCACCATAGCCAAGCTTCAAGTTGTCTAGCATTGTGTAATTTTGCTTAGCAAAACCTTGATAAGCATTTTGTATATCAGTAATAGAAGATCCCATTTTATTGGCATTGTCAGCCATATCGATAACTGCCCTATTACCATATTCAGCGGCTGCGGCTGTGTCTTGCCCTAAAGACTGTAACAAGCTTGCACTAAAGCCTGTTATTGTTTCCATATACTCATTTGCATTTAAGCCTGCAGTTTTATATGCATCATTGGCATAAGTCTCTACTACGCCAGAGCTTTCTTTAAAAAGAGTCTCAACACCACCGATCAACTGCTCGTACTCACCATAACTACTGATAGCTTGTTTCCCAACGTCTATGACCGCTTTTCCCATGTTCTTTATTGCATTTATAGCAAGGGTTATTCCCTGACTTACTAAATTTGCCAAAGCACCTTTCATTACAGTGAATCCGTCACTTGCATTATCAGCACTTTCGCCCGTACCATCCAATGATTTAGTCAATTCATAAGAGGCAGACTCAGCTTCATTAAGTTTAGATTTATTTTCTGCAAGTTCTCCGTCTAATTCGGACATTTCAGATTCAAGCACTTTAGCAGCATCTGAATTTTTTCCTTGCTCTAAAACAACATTGGAGTATTGATCTTTTAATGATCTTAGCTTACTTTCTTGATCGGATATCGTGGATTTTAGCTTTTCATACGTAGTACTTGATTTATCCGCTTCGCTGCGGTTTTTTGCCATTTGAGAATCAAGGTTTGAAAGTGCTCTTTCAGTTACTTTTATATCCGCTTCTGCATTCTTGATTTTGACACCCATGTCTTGCATGGATTTACCATTGGCATCTTGATTCTTAGTGCTTTTGTCTACTTGTTTTGATAAATCATTAACAACTTTTTCTTGGGCTTTGTATTCTGACGAAGTTGTCCCGAGGGTTTTGCCAATGTACTCAAGCTTTGCTTTTTCTTCTTCATATTTTTTTATTAAAGCATTATGCTTTTCTGTGTTAGCAATATATTGCTGATTCATTGAAGCATATTGAAGTTTTAAATTGGCAAGCTTATCTTTCTGCAATCCTAGTTTAGTTGTTAAATCAGCACTCTTAGCTGATAACGCTGACATAGACTTATCGTTTTTATCATAGCTGGCAGCTGAGGCTCTCATCTCTGCTGATAATTCTCTAAGATTAGTAGTAATTTGTTGTAGGGCTCTCCGATACTCGGCTTCTCCAACCAACTTTATGGAGCCTCCGAAACTATTACTCAATATTCTTCACCCCCTTTAAAACCATTCTTGAGCTTTCTGAGATTTTACATATGCTTCTTTATAAGTTATATTTGCATTCTTAAGTCTCATTTCATAATCCCAATCATCTTTGTAATGGCCATATAATTTGTCAAACAAAGTTAGAGTTAATCTTCCAGTCTCTTTATGAGAAAGTTTCAATTTTGTTCGCCCAATAAAATAAAACCACGAGAAGTCAAGGACTGGATCTATCGTTTCTTCGTGGATGATCCGTTTTTTTCGTTGCTTTTAGTACTTTTTACAACCGTACTGCTTAAAGCTGTAGCTGCTTGATTTATTCCTATTTCTGATACCATTCTTCCATCTTTTTTTAATGTTAATGGCGGATCATCAGTGCCATTTTCCTCATTGCTGATATCAATGCCTTCATTGAGCATGGCAGCAAATCCATATTTAAGGGCTTTGACATTTGGCTCACCGTTTGCAGGTTCACACATCGCCCCCCATTTTTCAATGCTTTCATATTCATCCTGGATTGCTTCCATTACGTTCAGATTAAAGACCAACTTATAATCTTTATCTTTGTATTGGATTGTTGTACTTACATCTTTCATCTCATTTCCCTCCAAACCAATAATAAAAGGCGGAATATATCCGCCTTATCTTTTTTTAGCCGTTGGTACCAGTAGGTGCTTCCATAAGGCTTTCTAAATAAGTAATTGCAGCCTGTTTAGTATCAAATGTTTGAGCAACAGACCAATTCCCATTTGCAAGAGCAGCAACCGTTCCTTCAATTTCAGTTGTTGCAAATTCCAAAGATTCGCCTTTTGTAGTGTTTTCTGCACTCGGCTCTGAAAATTTCACTTTGTACAGAAATTCGACCTTATATTTATAAACACCAGATACCATTTTCGTAACAACTCGTCCCAATCCAACATAAGGAGCTGTATCATTAGCATTCCTGGTCATTATGCCTTCTTCTGTGATTGTATGACCGAGGAGCGCTGCCATAGTTGCAAGGTCATCTTCATCGATGCCCATTGTTACAGTACCGCTCTGGAATGATGTATCGCTTTCTGCTAAAGTATCGTCTGCATAAAGTGTCGCTGAGTTATTTGAAATTTCTACATTACAAGAAACAGCTTTACCTGGTGTTTTAGCACCATCATAAGACGGTGTGCCATCTGCTGCCTCTGTTAGCATTGAATATCTAAAATTAGTAAGTCCTATTTTCGCCATTAGTTAATTCCTCCCTCATATAAGCAAAATTTAATGTTTTGTGATAATAGCCAGTATCGGTCTCATAGAAATCTGGGCTTGACCGACTAGGCTGCCAAATAAATCCATTCTGTTTTAATAAACTTTTTACACTCTCAATAATATTTGTGTAATTGCCTTTTGAATAAATATCAAAATCATAATA